GTTATTGGAGGAAGAGGATACATTGAGATTGATGCATAATCCTACAGAATCGCAGACTTACAAAGGCCCTGTCTTCTTCGATAATTACATACTTGGTAATTCTGTTGCTTTCTTGGGTAACCAATTTCCGCTTACAAGTTTACCACCGTTGATAATAGATTCAGAGGATAATAATCAACGATTAGTTCCTTCTGAAATAAAGTCACAGTTTGGTATTATATCAAACTTTAATACACTATTAGTACCATACGGACAAAGGTACTTTGACAACTCTATTGAACTCGGTAACGGTAGTCAACTCATTTTGAGTAATATGAAAGGAAAGTCTCTTCGGGATGTCGGATTTACCAGCAAAACAGTTCAGTTGGGACAAAGGGTAGGAGTCGGTTTACGCACCAGTGACATGGCTATGAGGGTAGTTGCAAATAATACCAATAGCCTGAATTCATTTTCAGTAGATAGTCACAGTACTACATTTATAGCACAGGATTTCTATGGAGTAGAGGCAGTAACTGCACTTAGGTTCATTTCTAAACATGATGGTTATAGTGCAAGAACTGACCAATATGGTAACTTACAATATGTTAACCAAAGTAAGTTTAACAAAGAGCATTTCATTACAGAATCTAGGACACAAGGTTTTATTGAAAATAAAGCAGAGTCGGTCCCTAATAGAGTAATAGTTAGAGGTAAGAGTCGAGGCAATAATGACGAAAATGTTGTACAAATAGATGACTTTGGCAGCCAAGAGACTGGTGTAAATGAGATACCGGGAGGGGTATTCGCACCAACTTCTCTGAGTAAGAAGAGTTCAAGAAAAATAGGCCAAAGGTTGCTAAAAATGGCAAAAGATGCAAAAAATGGACTTGTCATAGAAGGAGTACAAAATGCTCCTAACATGCATCCGGGAGATATTGTTACCTACCAATCATTATCAGATAGGCGTAGAGAAATAATAATATCAAGTAAGCAGGACTTAATTAACAAAACTGGAGACTTATCTATAAATGCAGTAGATGCTACATTAGAAGATATTTTACAAAGGTTCCAAGAAGGAGATATAACTAATTCGTTTGATAATAATGAAGATAGGAATAAGCAGTTTACAGTAGAAGAATTCTCTACTTCGGCTGGATTTAAATTTAAGGTTAGTTGGGAAATTAGAGAGAGGGTAGATGAAAATAACGGGGTGGGCACTGTCATAGGTGACCGGCGTAGTGGTGTAGTACACGGAATAACTAATTATACAACTACTGCTAATTTCTCCACCGCAGATTACCCAATAGGTTACATGAACGCTTCTCCAGTAGTAGGGACTGCCCTCAAGGTACATGCCGGTGGTGCTGGTTATGGAGCCAGTGCCACTTATACTAATTTAGCAACAACTCATCCTACTGGTAGTGGGTTAAAGGTCAACATTACCACTGTAGATAATGTAATTACAGAAGCAGTAGTACATACTGCTGGTTCAGGTTATGCACTTAATGATGTAGTTACAGTAGTCAAGACTGGAGGTTCTAATGGTAAAGTAAGGTTAACATCTACCATAATAGTAGACAATGGCTCTGGAGGCGCCACTACAGCAATCCCAGCGGGTACAAAGATATTCAGAAATAACGGTGCACTTGTAGGTACAGTCGCAGCGAGCACTACCACAAGTGTCACATTCGAATCAGGAATAAATCAAAAGATAGATAACAACGAAGTCTTACTAAAACTAGGTGCCATACAGGTACCTAGTAGTGGTAGGTTAAAGATAGGGAACAAATCAAGTAATTACCTGATACAGAGGAGAGGATGATAAATGCCATTATTGAATGAAGGAACTAAGTTTATGTTAGATACGCTAAAGAACAGAATAAATCAGGTAGCATTTGGTTTTGATGGTACCATCGCTACACAGGAAGATGGTGGTATAGGGAGGCTTGCTGTTACCGTTACTCCTGTAGTAACTACTATCAATGACAATACTATACTAGTAGAAGCCACTTTACCGCTGAGCAATTCTTACGATATACCTTTGAGGGAAGTAGTAATCCGTTATCAAAATCCAGCAGACGCCAGTGATACTACAGATTTATTCAGATACACATACAATGCAATCACCAAAACAGTAAACAACGAGATACGATTGTCCGTGGTTATAGAGGTGACAGTATGACCAACCCTATTGCAGGACACACATCAGCGACTGGCTTTAGTGCAAATGCACAGGGGCTAAGAGATGGTGATGGCTTAACGAGTGCTAGTCTTACCAATGCATACGAGGGTATACATGGTAATGGTATAATTAGATTAGAGTCAGGGGCTGCTGCTGATTCTTTGAGAAATAGCATAATAAGTAATACACCGGGCTTTGTAGAAAAAGGGCCTACTGGTAATTCGTATGTCAAAGTATCCGGTGGATATTGTGTATTAGACGGTACACTGTACAAGTTTGCAGGCGGCCCCAGTCAAGTCGAAGAGTTCCAAGTAGGAGTCAGTACTAATTTCAGCGGAACCCTACCGAGCCCGCCTACAGCAGTAAGTGATGTATTTGTAGTAGTTTATGCTATAGGAAATGATGGAACAGAGCAAAATGTAATGTACGAAGTAGGAACTCCTGTAGCAGTTAGTCAAGGTACACCTACACTACCTAACTCATTCTTATCCAAGCCTAGTGAAGATGCTAACTTAGACTCAAATCAACAGTGCACGATACTAGCAGTCTTGAGATATACAATGGCAGCCAATCAAGCAAATTTAGCCGCTGCACTGACTGCACCTCCAGTAATAAATGATAGGAGAACATATGTAAGAGCACCGCCTCTGTATCTTACTCCTTTGACTAAAGGGAATGTAGGAAATGTGGCTGATGGTAACAATGTAGACTCATCTATTGTACTTGATAACAAATTTGCCTCTCCTGAGAACGGAGACTTCGATGGTAGTCCCTTTGGAGCAATATGGCAGACTCATAATGAAGGAGATAATACAGATGATTCGGCAGCACACGCTGTTATACTTTATTCAATCCCTCGTAATCTACACAGTGCTGCTGCCACCCGTACACATCGTTTAGGAAACCAGATGTCTGAAATATTGACTACCAGTAAGACATTTACATTTGACCAAGCCAATATATTCTTAGCCAATTCAGCCAGTGGTGACATTACACTTACCCCATCTGGAGAATTTCCACCGGGTCACATCGTTGAAATTAGAAACATCGCTACATCTGGTTCTAACGATGTAATATTCAGTGCAAAGACAAATGATGCTACTGCTGCTCCTGTCACCATAGCAAACGGTAAGTATGCTAGATTTGTTTACCAGTGGGTATCTAGTTCAGATAAAAACTGGCATCTATTATTCTTGAGTTGATTACTTGGGCAGACTAATAGACATGCTTAGGCATAAGTGCGAGGAGTGCAGTAAGGTATCTCTACCTCTCTCTATATCAGGGAAATACCTGTCTGGAGAGCCTATCGTGATTCATCAATGTTCCTTCTGTGGATACCTAAGACAACATGGTCAACTTGGTTTACACGGTGTGCGTAAACAGAAGTCAAGTAATGTCACTAGGTCTAGGCAAGGCAGACTGAGTCGTTATCTCAGGCAAATTGCTAAGAAACTATAGTATTATTTACCCTTCTCCATCATTGCTAAGAAAGCCTGTCTTCTCATTTCATTAGCGTAATCGTTTTTCAATTTCGCTTCTTCGCAAAATTCTAATTGACCTTTCTCATTTTTTATCAACATAGGTTTAAGTCCAGTAGTTTTCCAAAACTCTTCTGCATCTTCTGTGTGAGCATAATCATACCAAGGAACATCTAACTCTATCTGTAAAAGGTTGATTGCTTCTGTAGCATAACTTTTTCTTCTGAAGTTTTGCTTTATCCAAATAAACTCTATACATTGTTCAAAAAATCGACGAGTAGTTACCACTATGAACCCTAAGTAATTGTCTTCACCTTCAATTTCACCATCGTCATAATGTGCGTCAAGAGACTCTACAATAAAATAAAATTCTCCGGGTATAGTGAAACTCTCTATTATATTTTCAGCATGTAATTCATCTTTAAATTGGTCATAAAGTTCTATGAAGTGTTTAAGAGAACTATAATCATCCATTTCTTCAGTACTAATAAGTTGTAGATATGCTTCAATTGTAGGGATGTCATCATCCATCTTACTCGCCACGCTTACCAATGATGTCATCGATGCGTAGAATACTAATGGTGACTTCACTAGCAGATTGAACTGCTTGTCTAACGAGTTCCAATGGTTCCCATACATTTGCATCAGACATAGAGCAACTGCCTCCTGTTTCAATATCAGGCCCTGCATCACTGTTACCATTCTGGTGCTCATTTCTTAGTGTAAGTACAGTATCTAGTGGGTCGTGACCAGCATTTTCTGCTATGGTAGCAGGGATGGATTCCAATGCATCAGCAAATGCATCAATTGCCATTTGTTCACGACCACCTGCTTCTGCTGCACGAGAGCGCAAGTGAAGTGCTGTGTTAAGATAAGATGCTCCGCCTCCGGGTACGACATTGCCGTTGTTGTAGGCTAAGCAGACTACACCAAGTGCATCTTCAAATCCACGCTCAGTCTCATCAAGGGTTTGTTTGGTAGCACCTCTTAGAATAAGAGTAGTAACTTCTCCTTCACCTTTAACTACGATATACTTCATGTCGCCAATGGTCTTGCACTCAGCATTACATACTACTGCTTCATTCAAGTCTTCTAATGTATGTGCTACTGTAGCGTTTAGTAGTTTACATAGAGCAGTCATAGAACTCTCAGGAACCCTATGTACTACAGAAATATTACTCTTTGACAAAGAAGCGGCGACTACCTCATTTACGCTATCTCTAACGAATACTGTACCACCTTCTGGTAACAAAGAAGCAATTTGCTGCGCTTTTTCGACCCAGTTATCTCTACCCGATTGTCGTTTATATTGCTGGTATTCGGCAGCAGAGCCTAAAGATAATTGTACATTATCTTCGCTTTTGTCAGCACTGAGACCTGTGTTTATCAGTAGTGCTTTTCTTTCAGGCTTGTCTGGCATAGAAGGTAGCATAAACTCCTTGTGCAAAACAACTCCACTGAAGCATGATGAATCATCTAATGCCCCTCCGGGTTGACACATTACACGGATTCTATTGAATTCACCCTTAGCGTTCTCTACTGCTTCTACACATAGACCACTAACATGTTCCATGGAAGACTCAAGCGCTTTACCTGTAATCGATGTCTTGGCAACATCTTTCAAGTGTTTCTTAGAGGGTTGCTTGAGCGTGTCTAAGTGCTCTGTAGCCCATCTACTAGCCATACGGTATCCTCTACATACTACATTTGCATGTAGTCCTTTGTTGAATAGTAATTCACTGTTACCTAATAGTTCACCTGCTAAAACAACTGTACTGGTTGTTCCGTCATAGCATATACTTTCTTGTGTATTTGCTGCTTCTACTACCATCTTGGCTGCTGGATGCGTGATGTCTAATTCTTGGAGTATAGTTGCTCCGTCGTTAGTGACTATGACATTACCGCCACCATCTACCATCATCTTATCCATACCCATAGGACCGAGTGTGGTCTTGACGGTATTTACTATTCTCTTTGCTGCTCTAATGTTGTGCACTTGTGCACTCATGTTACTTTCATTATCTTGCATTTATTTTCCCTCTCTTCATAATATTTTTCCACTATGGAATTTAAGCAGGATGTACATACTTTGCGCCTACCGCAATGTATGCCATCCCAAGTTGACTTATGGCAAAAATCACATGTTGACATTACCAATCCACCTCGTATTCTTTAATTTCACCAGATGCCCTGCACCTTGCTTTCACGAATCCCTCATCTACCCCATGACGCCAGAGTTCATAAACTAGTTGCGAATCTTTAAGACAATATTCTGCAACCTTGCTATAGTTACCCTTGCGCCACTCTACTGGGGCATCATGGCTATTCATAAGTTTACCCTTTGATAATGTGTGAAGGCAGGCGTCTGATAGTGGAACTGCGTGTCCGACTATACTCTTTAGTAAAACAGATGTATCAAAGACTTGCTCAGACGATTTGTGCATTATATCACCAGCAGTCCAACAGTCCAGTGCGTCTCTGAGTATAGGTAAGTCGAAGTTTTTTAGATTATGACCCAACACTAATCCTCCATCAGATACATGTTTCGCTAAGTCTTCACCGAGTGTCTTTGGATGTAGCGCCTTAACTACCGTATTTTCTGGTAGATATTTTGATACAGATTCATTAGAATAGACTACTCCATTTTCTCCATCCCATGTAGCAACTACAGTGGGTTCGAAAAGATGACTGTGTCCCCAGCCACCTATCTCATGAGAATAGTTTGCAGTCTCTATATCAAGCGCTAACATCTTTTGCATATTTATCCTCCAAACACATTTTACACCAATCGCATACGCATACACGGTTCCTGTTGTGCATGCCTATGTAGTAGCCACCTATTTCCTTTCCTATTTCTACCTCGCAATATACACAGTGGTCAGGTAATTCTAACTTAAGCACCGTTACCACCTTTGTCCATATAGTCTGGTCTTAGTCTAACATAAACCCTAACACCTTCTCTAGTTTCTTCAAACATCTTAGCACCATAATCATTGAACTTTGCATTAATTGTACTCTTACTGTTAAGGTTAGCCAGTTTACCAAAGATAACCATAACTTCTGATTTTTTGGCCCAGCCAGTACCTCTTCTATCATCGAAGTCCCATACTTCTGCCTTTCTATAAGAGTCTCTCCAGAATGAAGCAAGGGCCTTCTTTTCTTTGTCACCTGAACCAACCTTGACCTCCGACTCTAGCCAGTGAATGAGGTTTTGATATAGGTCATAAAGTACTTCTTTAGCCATATCTACATGGTCCCCTCTAACTTCCCAAGTGCCCTCAATCATAGCCATATGATGCGCCAGTACAGTGGTGTAGTTCTGTAGACCCATAATGAAAGAAGCACAGACACCCTGCTTTAGCGGGTCCATGTCTTCAATCAATGAGTAATATTCATCGATTGCTGAAATAAGCGCAGGTATGTAAGAATCATCTATTGTAAAAAGACCAGTCATAATAGTCTTGACTAGTTCATTTTGGTCTTCTCTTGTCATTTCATCCCATTCAAGATTAGACATTTGTGTAAGTTTCAAAACACGGTCATGAAGTCTTTTAGTAAGTCCTTTGAAGTAATTTACAACTTCGTCAAAGGATACTTCAAACTCAGGTTTATGGTGAACTGCACTTGCTAGTTCATGCGCTACTGCCCTCTTCATCTCAAGAGTCCAGTTACGCCAATAAGTAAGTACACGCTGAAATATACCCTTGTCAAGTACATGTTCTTTGATACCCTTTGGCGGGTATGTAGTAATCCACAGAGATACCTCAGATTCAATTTCGAAAGTTTCACGAGCCATGTGCTTTACTAATGTGTTACGACCAGTACCTGCCGAGTTTAACGCAGACTGTAAGAATAGTGTAGTATTTTCATTATGTTGTCCTGTCTTTAGAAGTACAGACCCCTCATCAAAGTTTAGACCCTTGCGGCCCGCAAGTATACCCTCTCTGACCATCATACCGTTAGGTTGGTCATCTGGGTCAGGGACAAGTGTACCTACAAGTGCAGCGTCATTACCTGAGTTGTAATCAACAGACCTTAGATTAGACTGCTTCAATACTTCTTCTATAACTTGGTAAGCGGCAGATTTACCTGTCCTAGTATCTTGAATCCAGAATATACTAACACGGGGGTCTAAGTTACTACCACCTACAGGAATACGGACATAGGGTATAGCCGCCTGACCCTGTATGAAGAAGAAGGACAATAGTCCCGGTATCTCATTGTTCCTTGACACTTGGTTAAAGTGTTCTAAATAACCCTTTAAAATAGGATATTTGTGCACGCATTCATAGTTATCTGCTCTGTGTTCCATCATTTCCTTTCCCTCTCTTATTGTATGTTTTTTGGACTTTGATTGGCTTTTCTGAGGTTAAGACATCTAGTAGCCTTTGCCTCAAGGTAGTACCCATACCTTTCACTTGTTTCAGTGATTCTGGAAATAGCATTTCTTCAATAGAACCACATTTGTCGAGTAACTTCTCTACCAATTCTGGACCAAATCCGGGTATTGTTACTAACATGTCTGCCCTTACATCATTAGTACTAACTCTAGTGATTGCTCTAGCACCATGCCTACTCGCAGGCTTATGCATTTTGCTGTGAAGTTTGGCTATAAACATAGCCGCTTCTGAGTGGTCTTTAGCACGATATATGTGACAGTCAAAGTCGGCCATTATTCGTGCGAATGTACCTAGTAGTTCATTCATGACCTTGGAATATGATACATTTCTACCTTGTTTTTTTGAGAGTGCTACATACTTGGCTATGTCACCATGTACGACAAGAAATACTCTTTCGCAATTAGCATCTAAGTTGTCAATCTGTCTCATAAGATGACCGCTGTGACTAGATTGGAATAAGTCAGATAGACTCTTACATTCTATGTGAGCATTACCTACTTTGTAATCACCCATGCCTTGCAGATGCTCTTTCTTAACAGAGAAGCCTTGCCTCTCCGCAGCACGGACTACGGCGTCGTGTAACTGTCCTCTTTCATTAGTGTCAATTATTAGAGGTACCTTCATACAGAATCCTCCTCAACTAATTTCCACAAACATACATCATATGCATAACGACCAGAACCTAAACTTGATTGGGTAGTTCCCTTATCACATGATACGAATTCTTTAGAACCAAGTAAAATTTGAGTCAGTACTTGTTTAGTAGGTGTATTTTTGTAAGTTCTAGTAGGTAGATTTTTTTGACGCTGATTCATGAGCCCTTCTAATATCTGAACAGTGCTCAAAGGTGAGCCTTCTTCTTTCATGAGGCGCTTAATTCGATTACGGAAGTTCATATTCCTTGATTTATTATTGGCCATCTATTCTCACCTCGAAAGTAGTTTTGTTGCTATGTGAACTGGTATGAGTAGTACAAGGAATGGAGGTATCACGATGATACAGATTATGGCAAGTATGACTTCCCACCATTCAAATTGCCTCCTCTTTTCCATAATTCCCCTCTCCTACAATTGCTCCTGATTTATCCCAGTATCTGCACTTACCAAGGCAGAGCCCTTTAGTCCACAACATCTTACAGGTCTGAGGGTACTCAGTACCAACGATAGTGCCAACTTGATAGCGAGTTACCCCTTCATCAAAGTCTGCCCATTGTAAGCCTCTGATGAAGGAGATTATAGTTTCTGTGTGCTTGTCAATATCTTCCTGACTTATTCTCTCTACATTTGTAAAGTTACGAAGTCTTTTGGAAAGATACTTGACCAACTGTACACGAGCATCATGACTAGGGTTACCCCCTACTTGACATGCTGCTGAGTTAAGACAAGGAAGTATAATGACCCCATCCATAGTCATGGTAGGTAAATCAATAGGAGTAGTATTAGGATTAAACATCTGTAATCTTTCCGATGGCTTCTTCACATCTAATGGAACGCCTGCTTTCCCGTAGGAAATTACACCATTTCTACTGATTTCTGCCTTTGCCATGATGTAATCAATACCTCGTTCTAAATCATTAGTAGTCAAAGGTATGCTCCAAAATCCACGCTTAGCGTTATACGAATTAGGTATACGAATCATACCACTTGTATCAAATGGTACTGCTGGGTCTGAGCAAAATAAATCTAATTTGTGAATCCAGTCGTTTACCAACTGCATCCCTGCTTCTTTGATTGAAGATAAATGTGCACCACTACCGGGTATGTAGGACTTATCTAAGCCTACCCACACATGGAATCCTCCTCCGCTGTACCATATTCCATGAGTTATATCTTCCTCTAACAAGTGATAATGTAACCTAAGAGTCTGCTTAAGTGCCTCTTCAATTTCTACATCGGGTCGGTTTCTGTGCTTGAAGTCCTTTGGGTCAAAGTCCATAACGAAGTGTCTGATAATGGGTGTCATCAAATCTACTCGCTTGTTATGAGGCTGTTGAGTACCTCTGTATCCATAGACGGTCATAAAGGCATTAGATACTCCGTTTTTACCTGCCCAGTATGTCTCTAAGTCTTCACTATTCCTAACTATTTTCCTGTAACCTTTACCTTTCTCGGTACTAAGTTCCATTACTTCTCTAGGAAAGTCAAATACAATCTTCATAGTGCATCACCTTTGTCATCTAATATTTGGTTGATGCACTTCATCAGATTGTCAGTATCGGTCAAGTGGGCTGAGTTAAAAGTGATATACATAGTACCAACAGGCCCCTCCTCATCACTGAATTCAAATAGACTTTTCTGGATAGCAACAGTGTAATCGCTGTTAGTACCAAGGTGTGCGAAGTTTACTGAAACAGGTCTACCGACTATCCTTTCCATCATGGAACTTATGACAGTGCTCAGCATACCTTTGTTCATGTTCATTCCTCCGTATAGTTCTCTATGTATTCCTGCGGGTCATCGCTACCATCCCAAGAAGGACAGATACTCTTGAAAGAGCACCATGCACATTTACCTGTACTAGGTTTAGTAGGGAAGGTTTCGGTCAAATAGGCAATGAACAATGCTTCTTTGAGCCGGTTAATTTTCCTCTTGTAATCTTTATCTCTTCTACTTTCTTCCTCGCATGATTCATAAGTAATGTTATCGACTGAACGCTGCTCATTACCATACTTGTTGAAAGTAGGTACTTCGACAAACTTTCCAGCAGGATAAACCCAACCCCAGTGACTTACATCTTGGTAGTCATGGTCTGCTGCTTCCAATAGGAACTTGTAATATGCCATTTCTGTACGCATGGACTGTAACTTGTAACTAGAATCATTCCACTCTTCTTGCATTGGCTTCTTAGTTTGCATCCATTTACCTGTCTTTAATTCCATGATAGCAACTCTATCTTCTTCTGTCTTGAAGCCCCTATCGATGGAGCCCGCATAGTGTAACGGTATGGTTATTTCTTCTCCATTGAATTCAATAGTCTCCTCTACAAAGGCATGTACTTCTTCTTCATTCATTATCGGAAGATAGTTCTCTTTACCCGCACCTAGTAACCTATCTAAATCCATAGATAACCTATTCCTAATGACCTCTTCTTCACCTAGAAGATAAGGAGTCTCAGGCTCGCCAATGACTGATATAGCAAGTTCAATCGCCTCTTCCTTCCTACCGTGTTTCATTAAAGAATACAAATTATCCACTTTAGGAATAATATTGATGTAATATTCTTCTATAGCATTGTGAATATTGATACCCTTTGTCATAGCGTCAGTCTTCGGCTCTGGTAACTTGTGTATGCGCTTATACTCATATTGCTTAGGGCAGAAATCGAAGTCGCTAGTAAGGCTAGTTTTAGTCACCCTTAGTCTCTTTTCGTGACCGGGTTTCCAGTCATATACTGATTTAGCATAAGCAGCAAAGTCTACCATATTATCACTCACTCCATACTTAGACCGAATTCGTCAAGAGTAGTTTGCTTCATGTTGTCAGGCGTTTCTAACTCTAACAGTTTCTGCAAATACACGGCTAGGTCCATGGCTTCTTCTTGAGCATGGACTAACCACTCTATTCGAGACAGCGGTGCTGTCTCCATCGTAACGCCATATTTATTCTTACCTACATCTGCTCTTTTCTTTATCTTCTTACATACTTCATCTTCTATTCTACTCATTCTATCACCTCATAAGTTTTGGGCCTAGCAGCCCCTGATGCATAATCAAGGTTCCATTTCATCGCCTTGAATATACTCTTTACTTTGGCTTTCACCAATTTATCTACCATGGTTTCGTAATCTAAACCATAGCCATCTAAATCTGATTCTTCTCTAAATGCAACTATATCTGTCCTAGGCTGACCATCTGGGCAGGAGTTGACATAAACCCAATTCACGCTGTCTCCATTACCAAAGTACTCACTCTTATTTTTAGCAATGTACTTGTTGTAATGTCTGGCGCCTTTGACACCGGGAACCCCAGCACTTGCATCATAACTAGAGAGGGCTTTCTGTAATCTTGTAGTCCCAGCAATCTCTTCTATAGAAACTTCTCCTCTCTTAATACGCTTTGACAAAGGCCTTACCATATTGGTAACTTCTACTTCATCAGCACCACTACATATGGCTGTAAGGACATCATTTTCTAAGTCCTTTGAAATAGGTGCAAGTGTACTAATCTTACCATACCTTGCTGACTTGACTTTCCCTTCATCCTCAGGAGGCCAAGAGCATATACCATAGTATAGATTCTTACCACCTACAATCCAGTAAGGCATGTAGGCCTCAAACTCTACGAACAAGTGACTGGCTTCATGCTCACGCTGTACTGTTTCAGTCAAGTGTCTGGCCAATTCATGTGCCTCATCAAATGGTACACTGACGAATGCTGAATCCGTATGACCATAGAGAGCATCGTAACCTTGTGCTTCTGACTCTTCCATCAAGAATCTAATTGCTTCTCTGCCACATGCTGTGATTGCACTAGCAATGTCAGGTGCAGCCCAACCCCAAGCAGTACTCGCACACATGCCGTATAGTGACGCCATGCAGCGCTTTACTGCCAATTGCATGGTGTTCCAACCGGAGCGTTCTGTGTCATCCTTTGCTTCTCTCATTCTACGCTTGTACTCATCACGCAGTTCGAACATCTCTGAAACAATACTAGGTAGCAGGCCTTTCTTATCCTGATACCAACATGTACCGTCAGGTAGTTCCCTGACATTTTCAAGGTGGCTGTCTTTTCTATCAGCACGAGTTTCCCAAGAAAGGTTGTGACTCAGAATTAGTGAAGGGTACAGTCCCTTGTAATCTACACAAGCAACACCTTCGTACCTACCCGGAGTAGGAGGAGGTATGAATGCACCTTCGTAATCCTCAGCCTTTTCTCTAGTCCTAGTAGGGGCTTTCCAGTGGGTCCTTCTACCCAATAGTCCTCTAGCGAATATAGTTACATTGTGACAAGACTGGAATCTTACACCACACAGTCTCTGTAATGAAAGGAAGAAATTTAGAACATGATTACCCTCATCAATCTTCTTCAATAGAACGGTGTCTTGCATACAGTAATCAACATAATCGTCAAATCTCTCAGTCCAACCAGTAAACACATCCATGTCGAACTTACCACCGTAACCTAGTGTCTCTGCAATTGTATCTAGTTTCCTGTTCTTCAATTGAGGCTGGCCACTGTCTTTCCACACACGCTCGAACCCGCTACCGCTACCTAATGGTGCGGCTGTATCAAAGCACAATCTACCTAGAATTGGTTGGTCTACATATCCGTATCCCTTTGAATCTGAACTAGAAGGAGGGCGCAGTACACGCCCTAGGGGACTTAGTTTCCTAAACTCAGGAAGCCTCCTGACAAGGTGAGGAAGGTCGGCCCACATTAAAGCGTGAGCAATGAATACATCTGGATTACATTCCTCAAGGTAATCCATGAACGCTTGGTGCATATCTTCTTCTGAACCATATTCGTATCTCTCGTAAGTGAATTCAGTATCTACACCCTTGGCCTCGTAACTAACGGTAATGACTTCTTGCCCTTTACCCATGTCGCAATAGTTGTGAGGGTTATCTTTTCTCCAACAAAAGGCAACATTCCTGTTGTTGTAATTATCAATGACTGCCATTACTGTAGTCTGGTCAGTCTTAGGGTCCCATTCTAAATCGAAGTGCCATACACGAGGCTTCCACTCAGGCATTTCTTTTACTTCATCTATAAGGTATCTGTCTGCTAAACTGTAATCACCCTCCCATGTATAAATAAAATTGTTACCTAGTTCCTTGCACATAAATTGTATGTCGCTATTTCTATGAGCATATATTTTGATTAGTTCGTCACCTGTTTTGAGTGCTTCTGCTTTGTCAAAATAATCTACTTCTGAACCGGGGTACCTGTGGAGTATCTGTCTTATTGCACTAGGAGGCGTGGAGGCCTTTATCCAAAAGTAAGGTTTGAAATCTGTAATGGTTTCTTCCATTAGGTTACCCTCAGCGTCACGCCACCTCTTGTAGATGTGAGTAGGCCCCTCAGGGTCTGGTTGAAAGGTATCAACTATCACTCTTCTTCACCGAGCCTTGTTTCTCTAAGCCATGTGCTCAGTTCTTTGGGAACTTTATTTTTAGTCATAGCCAACATAGCCATAGCCATGAAAACTACATAATGAGCATCTTCATCTTGAATTTTAAAATAAGTTCTACAATTCTTCTTATCCTTTGTACGAACATTCCACAAGTCGCAAATCTTACCATAAGCACTAAACCAAGGGTCAACTATGACTTCATTACCTTCATTGTCGATGTAAGTAAGCCAAGCGTGTGCATCTAAACCTCCAAGGTTGTCCCACCCTTCACTAGTAGTGCGTAGCGGGTCACCATACTCCCAATGTATACTACCGTCATCTGACTTGAATCCCATCGAGCCTACGCATATCTTTACATTAAGAGGGTCATTGCCTTTCACTTTATCTAAGTGGTTTTCTAAGAGTACCATTCGGTTGTATTGTGCATTGACAATACAGTTACCCATAGAAATTTTGGACCTTTCTTTGCTACCCTGCTTTATCATATCTATTCCTCTTCGTCTATCTGTACATAGGTTACATCAGCCTTACAAGAAGAGCAATGTAGTGTCGCTACTATACCTTCACCTTCGTAACCGAAGTCTTCTGGGTCATAGTCACAGCCCCAGATTAATTTACCGCCGCATAGCCAACAGACATCTCGTCTTTGGTGGTTGACATGTATGTAATTAGCCATATTCAGTCCTCCTCGTATTCTTGGTCAATTACTACCATCAAGAATGAAGTATCTACTTGCTCTAATATCAGTACTGTTTCATCACCTGTGTATACATTTATGTCACCGTTAGGTAAGTTAGTTAGTAAATCAGGTAGCCAGTTGTCGAATGCTGAACGGGCAGAAACCTCAGGGGCACTTACATTTGTCAAGGAGGCTTTGACAAACATCTTACCCTTCTGAGAGTTTCCACCCCTGATTGTAAATTCAGAACTGGTTGCATCAAATTCAGTCTTACATGAATACTTGCCACCTAGAACCTTACTGAAACTCCCAGCAGGTTTCAATGAAGCGGAATCAACTACAGCGTGGTGAGTCAACTTACAATTAGACCAAGAGGTCCACATGCTTTCTTCTGCTCTGCTAATCAATGTCTCTAGTAACCTTACTTTGTCCTGAGACTGTATGTAACTAGAAGTGGGCAGTTGTAGTTTAGACGAACCACATGAGGCGTGTAATGTACCTGTCTTTGACGCTTGGGTGATTGTTATCTCTCCACCCTTTGCAGCATTGACAAACGCCTTTAGTTTAGTCAAGTCACTTATGTTAATCGTACCAGTCTGCTTAACGCCTACTTCCATACTTCTCTTGATGTAGTGGGTAGTCTTGCCCACAGATGCTGTTATGACACCCGCATTAACTGTAATCTTAAGGTCTTCCAAATCCTTGCCAAGGCTAGAAATGAAATTCTTAAAGTTGTCCTGACCAATACTGAATTCTGCCATGCTTTCACCTTCCTAATACACACGAGGTGGGGGATAGGCCAAAGACTACCTGTACGGATGGGATGCACAGGGTACCAAACCCAGACCAAGCCTATCCCCCATGAGTGTATAATCAGAGCACCCCGTCTCTTAGTTCAGCCAAGCCTAGCCATTCAGCAGGCTCTCCTTTCTTTGTTATGAAGTAAGTTCTCTCCTGACCTTTGAGGTTAGAATTAGTCTTCTCTTTGAAGAAATCTACCATGTATCTGGTCTCACCAGTCATACTACCGTCGTTGTTTCTAATGGTCTTGGCCTTACACCATAGAATCTGGAATACATCGTTAGTTGCATTCTTCTCCCATGCGAACTTCCATCCATCGAAACTTTCTCGCTTAGCGTCAGTGACTTCTTTCAAGTGAGTTTCCCAGAAAATATCTACACCTAGGCTGTTTAGTTTCTGACATATTGCAGTCAGTTGCTTGAATCTTGTTGAGCGAATACTCCAGTTCCAACCAATCTCTTGGTTTAGTTTAGAAGCGCTCGCCTCAATAGCATCAGTCGCTGACATCTCTAGGTCGTATATCTTCATGTTGTTAATACAAACACTGTCGAACTGGTCAACCGCAGTAACTAGAAGAGTCTTCAGTAGAGGTTGGTCAAAGCCGGGCTCATGCTGCCTTTCAGCATATTCTACAGCGAACTTACCAATGTCCATTATCTTCTGGTAGGTGTCTATGTAATTGTAAGCAGTTCTGTCTTGCATCTGCATAACCCATGGACTAAATATTCTAATCCTTGAGTTACCGTCGTAATGCGCTTGCTTACAAGCCATAGCCCCATTATCGAAATCAATAGCCCATAGTTGCTCATCTTTAGTGTAGCGGTGCATGTGACCATCCATGACAATACCAGTCTTACCAGTACCCTCATGACCTACAACTCCAGCGAAAATGTGTGAAGGCTTAATTGAGTTAGGCTTACCCTGTAACTCAAACTCTTCCATAATGTTAGGGAATTTGCTGACAAACTCAGTGGAGGTTGCCTTCTTCTCTACAGGCTTGGCCTCTTCGACCTTACCTTCAACAATGAAGTCCTCTTTCTGAGTCTCGTGTGCTTCTGCTATTGCTCCCCAACCACTCATTGTCCGTCACCTCCGAACTGGTTAAGGCTGGTGTCACCGCTTACTGCTGCTGGTCTTGCTGTTCTAGGTGGAACATATATTCCAAGTGCAGTAATGCTAGGTAGCATGTCATCCTTGTAAGGTCTCATCTTGAGTCTACCGAATATAATTACTGGAGTTCTTTCAGCGTATGGTTTCCAACCTTCACCGTCATTGAAATCGAATGGGTGTTGTTCATCATACATTCCTCCGGGAATCCACACAGTTACTTGTGACTGAGGACTATCTCTACCGTTACGAGACTGCAAAGACAGACTTGTAATGTTCATTCTGAAAGAGCGACCAGTGGCATCATACTCACTGTTCATAGGCGCTTTGTTCATCATACAGACATTGCCTCTAACAATCACTGTAGGGTTGAGAGTAATACCGCTAGGTAATTTCAACTTTCTATCAGAGTGCTCTTCTGACAATTCACTCAAATCTACTACCGCATTGTGCATTTGGTCGTTAATTAAGAATCGGTGAGGGTGCAGTTCTGCTCTCATGTGCTCTGGTACAAATGTATCTGTGTACTCTACTGTTTCGTGGAAGTTACGGTTAGTGTATAGAGTATCACGACCTTCTTGTGAAGGTGGAATTACTTGTATCTTACATGGAGTGTGGAAATCGTAGTCAGCATCCATCGACTTACCTGACAAATTGACTCTCCATTGTGAAATAGTATTGCTGTTTTCTTCTGAACCTAAGAAGTAAAGTGTACGACTGACGCTAGTAGGTGCCATAGGTTTACCTACGCTTTTACTAGCAGCATTAGTGTTAAGTAGACACAAAATCATGTCACCATGTTCAAAAGCAAACCAAGGTAGTTCACTACCCTCTACTCTTTCTTGTGTCTTTTCACCATTGACATACCACATACCTTCTTTGGCAGTAACAACGCCAATCAACTTTTCATTAATTGCTCTATCAGAGTTGCTCTTAAACATGTTAATTGCTGTCTCTTTTGCATTTGCTCTGTTGTCACGAGTGGTATCTTCAATACCTACAATCATACCAACATAAGTTGCTGTCTCTCTTCCTGAGGAAGTGTTGCCTCCAAGGTTTCTTGTTTCAATGACAAACATTTCTGCCCACTCTACAAGTAAGAAACTATCTTCTTGCATTGGGTTATCTACTGAAAATTCAGCCTTCAACCATGCGGTGAATTCATTGGCTGCTTCTCCAATTTTCTTTTCTGTTCTGTCAGCATACCCTTGCAATCGCTCAAGTACCTCTTCTGGCCATCTTCCTGTGTTATTTTCTTCCATATTATCTACGCTCCATATTTTTCTTTAGTTTTGCTACAAAGTACTCAACAAACGCCAAGTCATCATCCGGCCACTGTATAGCCAGTACAACGAACTCTCCGTATGTGAGCATGAAATTGTGCCAATCTTCTTCACTTTCCATAAGTGGTTTGGCACGGTGTCTGAGGCCTTTGAGCACACCCAGACGACTGTATCCGCTTTCAAGCGAATTTGCTAGTAGCGCAGTAACCTTTGGGAAATCTGACCCCATCAGGTTTAGCGCCGCTTGGTTGAGAGACCTAGTGTCTCTTTTGAGGTACTCAATCAAAGCATCCTCTTTGTCAGGTAGTCCGTCAATAATGTCTATTGCGCTTCTTAGACTACCATTGGTCAATCCTATCAGTGAATGTGTATGTGTGAACCACTCCGAAGGCTTACCTTCCTTTTCAATTATGTAGTTCAGCCTTTGTACAGCACTGTCATCGTCGACTGGCTTGAATTCGAATGTGAGACATCTGTCTCTAATTGCACTGTTTATGGGTGAAATGTCATTGGCTGCTAGAATGAATATGGCTGTACCATGACTGCCTTCCATAATCTGCTTGAGTGCTTTCTGAGCAGGGGCAGTAAAACTATCTGCTTCATCAAGGAAAATTATTCTGCGACTTACACCCAGTGCCTTTTGTTTACTAATACGCTTTAGTTCTCTGACATAGTCAATGCCTCTGTCATCACTAGCATTAGTAACTATGAAGTTCATCGGGTCGAAGAACTCCCCTAACATGTCCTTGGCTAATGCAATCGCAGCACTGGACTTACCAACACCCGGTGGACCTACGATGAGTATATTACTAGGACAGTTGTCCACAGACCAGTTGGAAGCAGACTCTACGAATGCTTCACATCCAACTAGTTCACCAATGGTGGTTGGTCGGTACTTTTCTCTGAGGTTCATTGCCTTCACTATTCCTTATTCATTTATAACCAGTTAGTCTCAGTTGGCCATTTCTATCAAATCTGTTAGTTGGCATATTTCACCATATCCTGCATTTTCATCTATGTACTCTAGTGTTACTTTCTTAATACGCATGTCAATAAGACTGAACTCATTTATCTCAGACATGACTACAACTGCATACTCATCTACAGGTAACCAGTTGTTACCCACCAGTACACCTTGTGTCGCTAACTTCTGTCTTATGTGCTGAGCCATACCTACAGGTAGTTTGCTTTCGCCCACCACATATGTCTCGTAGCCATCCATGGAAGCAAGTCTTACATGAGTCTCGAATTCTTCATCCTTCATTATGTCTGTAACAAGAAGGTGTACATGGAATGCATCTTTCAATAGCACCCATCCACCTTCTCCACCTATAGTGAAACCTGTGTTGACAGTCAGGCGGAGCCTCTCGTCTTTCTCTAGTGTCTCCAGTAAATGACTGACATCTTCGCTGGCACTTATTGGCACACCTATCTTTACAGGGCATGTAAGTTTTAACTTACTTAGGTAGGAGGTCCTGTCTGCGTATCCTAGTTTGTATATGTCCCAGTCATCATCTATTGCCATGACATCGGTAATGCATTTGACTTGGTTGACATCAGCCTCTACCTCGAATATTGCTTCTGAGTCTGTGTAAGGTAGGTCAGTTACCTTCCCTATCACTTGCTTGTCTCTGTTGTACAAGACTCCGTTGAACTTACCTTTGGGGAATTCAGTTATGTGTAGGTACCTACGAGGCTTAGATATTACTTCTGCGTACACATCAGTAGGCGCTATCAGTTTGTCCCACGCTCTATACATAGGTCCCTTGAATGCCTGACCGGGTTGCATAGTCCTAACCTCCATCTCTATCTGCTCACTGGAAAACAACTTACCTGCAATCTCAGAGGGGTGCATAGTTTCTAACATCCTTCTTACAGACTGTAGGCTCTGTCTATTGGTAGACAAGTATGAAATCAGTTGTAAGAATCGGTCTACTGGAATGGGTGGCCTTTCGTCTAGCGACCTTGCCCAGAATAACATTGCCTCTTTCTCATTCATTTTGCTGGCAATTTTCAGGAAGCCTTCGTCTTTTATTCTAGTCATGAGATGAAGCGCTTGCTTGACAGTCATACCCTCACCACCATACTCAGGTGACTCAAGGGAGAGTAGAGGTACTATCGGCTTACCTGCCATAGCCTCATCCCACACAAGGGGAGAGATGCTGAGTTTCTTACAAAGGTCATCTCGTATTTCTCTAACACTTGTGAACTGTCTCTGGTATCTTGAATACTTAGGAAAGAATATGTCTATCAGGTTCTGCAAATCATCCTGACCATCATTCATCATCTGAGTAATGGTAGTCAGTGCACCTTCCCAATACAGAGACCTGTTCTCAGAATCACTCATGTAATTCCTATACATTTCCCTGAGTTTCTCAGAAATGTGTGCTGCCTCAGCCAGTAACATCTGACCCCTCCAATTCTTGGAGGGCATGTTGAATTGCTTTGGCTAGTGAAGTTGCATCCTCAAGGTTCAGCCGCACGCCCTCTCTCGTGTAGCCTTCTCCCTTAGGGTGCTCTATTGTTTTTCTAACTCGAATATCTATACTGGCAGGTGACTTACCTTTGGGCTCGACGACACTCATTACGACTTCCGACTTGCCTCTCCACTTAACGGAGGTACAAGGGACACGCCACTTGATAGTCTGCTCGAAGCCTCTGGTACTCATGTCAATCAGAAATCAAAGTGAGTTAGTCCTAATGGTTCATCGTGAGACATTACTACGACTGCAAAGCCCGCTTGCACTTTATTCATTGTCCATGCTCCTAGTTCCGTGCTTGACATACCCCCACGGTGGTATTTATCGTCACATTTCATGCACCAATCTTTGTTGGTCTTGGCTAACAACTTGTGGCTGTACACAGGCTTCCCGCAGTTTTCACAAGGGTTACTTGGAGTTGTCTTATCTACTATCAACGCTCTAACGAGCATACCCCTCACAGGGACCATTTCTATTTTCATATTCACTCCTCCTCCTCATGACTGCTGTGTAGTATCTCAGGCATAATGACCTCGAACCTACCACCGAATTTATTAATCCTAATCTTAGACTTCTCAAAATCAATCCCGTACTTTAGACAAAGTTCAACCCAAGCAGCGTGTGTATCTACAATCAAATGTTGCTCTAGCATATGTGGTACTCTAGTCATTCTTATTCACTCCTATCAGACAATCGAAGCAAACCTCTGTTGGGTGAGGTAAGTCGTCAGGTAGTTTAACTTCACAATCCTTGCACTTCATTCTTCCTCACCTTTATCCGCTAGTTCAGACCATGTGACATTTGTACCTCTTACATGAGGAGGCAGCAGGCTTCCTGAGAATGGACAAAAGGTACCGAGAATTATTACATCGTTAGCCTTCTCATCTATTTTGTGTATGACCTCAGGTCTACTGAGTACAGTGTACTTCACTACTTCGTTGTTGTAGGTAGTCATCAAGTCATCACCTGCAATCAGTCCGTAGTCGTATGGTTCCATAGGTACTTTAGTATCACAGACAGGGCACTGAATAACTGTGCACCATTGCTCTACTTCTTCTACTGTACCGTCAGGTAGTTTCATCTCATGCTGACCATCGAATTGCCAGACAGCCTCCTCTAATGGGAATGCCACCAATGGTACTTCGCACTTAGGACAAGGCCACTTCTGCGCTGCTTGTTGTCTGAGCATAATCTCTTGCATGTGTTTCTCTTGTGGAGTCAGGTTACTTGTATCAACCATATTGACTTCTTCTTCATCAACAGTCCAGCCTACACTCTCTACAAGCACTCGCATTCTCACACGAGCCTGAGCAGCAAGTGGCGTGTTCTCTTGTTGTACCAACTTGAGTTCTGTCTCACCTTCTCTGACATATGACAGACCCAGTCCTGCTGGCTCCCACATACCTCCCGGTCTTAGTTTCTCAAGTATCTGCTTCGCTTCTTCTTCTGGGTTATGTTGCATTTCTAATTCCCTCTCTTTCTTTCATCCATACCATAGTGTTGCAGCAATGTACAGGCATCAGTTTAGCATGTGCGGTCAACAGTATAATAGTACTTTCAGGTAACTCCTGACTGCAACTAGGACACTGGGACAAGTAGGGCGTCGCCTCCACCATCATAATAATTTCGTGGTGTAACTCGCTCCCAGTCTCGTCTGCGACCTCTTGGGGAACAGGTATAGTAGCACCCACTAGAGGAACTACTACCCCGTTCTTTACCCAATTACCCTCGCCATCTATCTCTACTGCTTCCATATATTCGCTCAATAAAGCACCTCTGAAAACATTGGTATAGACTTTAATTGGTCATCTAGTGACACTCCAGACATAGCCTTGCTAGTCATGTCGCCTAGAATTTTGTGAACGCTCTGTAGTCGGTCAGTAACTGTGTTCATGTTTAGAGTAGCACCATTGAGAACTTGTGTACCATCAGTCCAAGAAGGCCTGTGTGTCAACGCTCCAGTCAATATGTTGTAGACTTGGTACAGTGAACCTGCATCTTCGTTGTTGACAGCAACCCAAGGTTCACTTGGGTTAGTCCATCCTTGTCCCATGAGTCTCCACATATGGCCTCTGGTAATACCAGTTACATCTCCTGCGTCGTCTCTCTTCAAGACAGGCTTTTTAATCAATCCTTTTCTTTCACAAATGGTCATGAGTTTCTCAAAGGTATCTCTGTTTACCTTAACATCTTTCATGCCCTCTGCCACAAGTATCTCTTTAGCCGCTGCTTGAATGACCTCTCCTATTTTCTCAGCCATAGTGTCAAAGTCAAAGTTACCCAGAACTCCGTTAGTGTGCTTCAGTTTAATCAAGTTGGCTCTGTCACCCATAACCATTCCGTTAGTACATACAAGTCGCTCTGCAATTGCTTGTACTTTGAATGAGGAAGAACCATCTAGGCTGTTGTATATCGCAATACCAACTCTGTAGTCTCCGTTGTTTTTGTATCCCTTGTGAGTCCAGTTGTCACCCAATTGGCTCTCTGCTTGTTCCCAGTCAATGTTACTAGTTACATCACAGAAGCATGCTGCTTTCTTACCTTCATCCCAAGCCATCACTTGTGCAGGCCAGCCTTCTTTAGCGGCCAAGTCTAGCACAGGTCCAAACCCTTTGCGGTAAGGCATAGGGTAGTATGAAGCGCTGAATGTACCTAGGTATGCCCCTGCTGGTCGCTTATCAGTTTCGTACTTAGGGTTGAATATGTGGTAAGCCACTGGTTCTCCTTTTTCAGAATTGACACGGGCTACTGTTGCTCCCATGGTAGGGTTGTCTTCATCACCATGCATGACAAAGGAAGGCTTCCTTACTGGAGTGAAGTCCCAATCATCTGTAATCTTAGGTGCTCTACCACCTGTTTTGAATACAGCGTCAAAGGGTCCTTCTGCATTTGCTACTACTCCATCAACTGTTACTGTAGGTGCAGCAGACGCTGACCACATTGGTACTTCATCATCATATGAATCATCTGTACTTACTGCAGGTAAGTTTTCTCCATACTCAATTGCTGCTGCAATTTCTATTTGTTCTTGTGTTACAATCAGTGGTGCCCAATCGCTGCTCAAAATTCTTTCAATGTGAGTCCCTCTGTGACTGTTGTCGTTAAGGAATAATACCGCTACTCTGTCGTTAGTCAGTTTTCTAAACTCTCCTATACAGGTCCTCGGTATCTTTATGTTCCTTATTCCTTCAATCGAAGGGTACTCCAATTGTATATCATCCTCTGTGCTACTTGTTGTCTTTCCAATTATTACTATGCTCATTTTATCATCTCCATTTCTTATTCGTTTTGCTGGTTTCCTAAAAAGGTATTGGACCTTTTCATTATTCATTTATAACCATTTAGTCTCAGTACATCGTTTTTCAAAAAGCCAGAGAAACAAATAATAGAGAGTTACTCATGCGTGTAGCATGGGCGGAGCGTTTGAGCAAGCATGGTTGCTTCTCAAGGCAGCGTTCCAGCCTGCACAAGGTAAATTCATGGGTGCGGGTATGAATCAATCTGTATACGAACAAGATGGTAACCCTGATGTAGTCAAAGTAGGTGACCTAGCGCAAAACCCTGCTGGATTAGACCACGGGTATTATAATCACCTACTCAGTCAAGTACCTAGCCTGCCATTCTTCCCCGGCCAAAGTCCAATGGAACAAACCGCTGAACTACCGAGTGAAGTTAATACTGCGAGTCTACCTATATTGTCCACCCAATCAAAACTTGATGGGTTAGATAGAGGCAAGGCCGGACTATATGCTGACACAGTGAGAGGTAGGCATCTAGCAAACACACTCTACGACATAGGTGACCAAGGTAAATTATTAGAAGCATTGGGTCTATCTGATTTGAAAAGAGAAAATTGGGGTGCTACTAAACAGGGTATACCTGAACATCTAGTTACAGGAGAGCCTAGTCAGAGACTAGTACAAGTGCACGACCCCGCTTTTTACTCTCACTTAGATACATCACAAGAGGCTGCGGAAGGTAGAGGGGCTGCTCCTCGTAAGTTAGGTAGGGACTACAACATACCCGCAGGTACATTGGAAGAGTTCGCTCGTACTGTAGATAAAAACCCCTTTGATGATTATATCGCTCCCATAGAAGATTCATATTATGACTTCAATGAAGGTGCTAAAACAGAGGATGCTCTTGCCATGTTGAATCAAAGGCAAGATGCAGTTAATGCTATGCTGGCCTCACTCGGAATCAGGTGAACCATGTGGTGAGTGTGCTGGTGTACCCCAGTCACGGACTTTATACTCAGCCACAAGGTGAGTAATACCGGGTTTGCCTGCGAACTTTGTCATCGTACCTACATCTGACCAATCTTCTTTAGTTTCGTAATCTAAGTTCCTCTGTACAACTTCCCAAATAAATTCACCCACCCAATGTTTAAGGGCTTTTTCTTCATGTCCACTTATTCTAATAATCTCATCAAGCATTTTCAACATCCCGTATAGGTTGTCGTACCACTCGTCATTGTTTCTTCCCGCTACTATATCATAATCTATTCCTTTCATTTGTTTCCCTCCTTCTTGTAAATCAGTACACATGGTACTGGAAATCTTTTGGTTGAGCGTATGAGTATAGTTCTCTCCATACCCATTCTTTTCAATCCCTCATCTAGTATGTCTAGCATATCATTGACCTTGTTATCCTTGCTGGGTAGAAACTGCACACACATCTCTCCATTGACATCGTGTTCTATGACAGTGCCTGTGTTACCAAAGTCTATCATACAATCACCCTTGTAATAAATCTAGCATCTGTTTTGAAGTTACCCGGTAAATCTTTCCTAAGCACCTTTCTAGTAACCGTCTTCCAACCACAGTCTAAGTACTTAGTTTCAGAAAACATAGGACCAAATCTCTCAACAGGCATGTGGTTGGAGTGGGAAACTCTATGACCGCTAACCTCAAAGTATCTTCTACAGACATTTGCAAGAAAATCTTTCTTAGGTAAAATCTTTACATCATCAGGTATTGTATCAATAACATCATAGAATGCTTGTTGAACTGAATCCCAGTCAAGTCTTCTTACTGCTCCTCTTCCCATGCTAATCATAACCATTATTCATTTATAACTGGTTCGTATTTCCATCCACGCTCTTTCTTTAGTTTCTGAACTAACTGTGCTACCAAACCCTTTCTTTGCTCTACATCTCCACCATCGAGGACAGCCTTGACAACTCTTCTTTTCTCTTCTACTACTCTGTCAAAGTGCTCATCAATTGTACCAGCACATGAGAGGTACACAGCGTGTACATTATCTGACTCTTGTCCAATACGGTACACACGGTCTTCTGCTTGCTCCTCATCAGTCGGTACCCACTCTCTTTCTATGAACAAAACTGTGTCTGCCTTAGTAAGAGTAATACCTTCTTTAGCAGCAATTGTATTACATATCAGTACATTTATCTTACCTGCCTGAAAGTTCTCTACTATGTCCTGCCTCTTCTGTGAAGAGACGCTTCCGCTAATGTAGTCCACTGTTAATTTCACTGGGTCTATCTTCTTGTTAGCAAGTTCAAGTATACCCTGACCTATCAACTCCATTACATCACGGTGGTGAGTGAAGACTACTATTGGTTTCCCTGTCTGCTGAGTGTACTGACTTATCCACTCAACTGCATGACCTGTCTTTATCCTACCACATATGTGCCTCAAGTCATTGAGCATGTTGAGCATCATACCCTGAGGTAGAGGCTCTCCGTTGAGGTAGTGCTCTTCTATTCGCCTCTCCCACTCATCTTGTGCAGCATCGTAAGGACTACGAATGTCTGCTGGTAAATGAATGGGTAAGAATGTACGAGTCTTAGGAGGCAAGTCAGGTAACACTTCACTCTTGAGTCTACGAATACACAGGTCACGAGTTCTCTCATTGAGTTCCTTTATGTTACTTGCACCTGAAAGGTCCCAGCCCCATCCTGTATTCCATGGGTCACAATATCGTTGGTAAAAGTTCCAAGCGTTAGGAAACTGGTCAGGTCTCATTAGGTTGAGTGTGTTGAAAAACTCCTTCGGTCTACTAGCAATCGCTGTCCCTGACAACGCAAGTACCTTAGGGCACACTGTAGCAATGTCTAGCGTAGCCTGTGTTCTCTGAACTGGTTTGTTCGTTGAACCTGAATTCTTGAGGTAATGTACCTCATCGAGTATGACCATGCGTGGTGCGAGTTTTCTAATCTCCGACCTGTAATCCTTTACTATGTCGTAGTTAATCAATACGAAGTCAGACATGGGTATAGAGTTCAGTCCCTCGCCAATACTTTCTAGGTATTTCTCTGCAGTTGTACCAAATTTGACCTGTTCTTCTGTCGCCCCTTTCGAGAGTGCAAGTGCCTTCTTATCATCAGCGTTCATGTTACTTTTAGAATTGACAACATGTACTTTCTCATTAGGTAACCATTTGTTCAGTTCCTTTTTCCAATTGTATTTTACATTCGCAGGTGCGACTACAACAACTGGTCTGTCTGTAGGATTAATCGCTGCGTAACCAATTGCTGAAATCGTTTTTCCTATTCCCATTTCATCTCCAATCAAACACCTGCCATTACTTGCTTCTGCAAATGCAACTGCTACTTTTTGAAACGGGTAGAGGTCAAGTCCTTCGGGCAACACTTGGTTGAGTGTATCAGAAATCCTCTTCTCATCTACTTCTTTCAATACAGAAGCCCCGCTTATCTCGACCCTACCAATGCTCTTCTCTATCTCCTCAGCAATCTCAGGGTTACTCAGTATAGCCTCAGCCAGTTTGTCATACATCCCTTCGACCATTGAGTACAGAGTACTCGCTTGTTGTACGGGTATCGACCAACACTTGTTGTCGTTGTGAAACTTTCTACCTGAAATAGACCTGACTGCATTCAAAACTCGGTCTCTTAAATCTGAATCTCGTATGAATGGCCAATGTAAGTATAACCTTACTCCCTTGACCTT